GGGGATTCTTTTTATTACATCAGGTTAGTAACCTTGACTGAACGGTAGTACTGGTTACGATCAGCAGTGAAAGTATCTGCGTCAGTAGCACCACCATCAGTAGTAGTGACGTAAGGGTTAGCAATCATACCGTAACGAGTCTTGAAGCCAATCTTGGGCTGGAAGGTGTTAGGATCGATTGCCCGTACCATCTGGAGAGGTACATAGGGGCAGTAGAACAGACCGGCGTCATAAGGTGAAGTACCCTTGTAACCCGCAACGTAGAACTGAGCAGAAGCACCAGTGTTTGCAGAGTAAGGATCAATGTATACCTTATAACGACCATTTAGTACACCAGCAAAAGTGTTACCAGTGTCGTCAACATTCAGGTTCGTGTTCAACGCAGGGTTGTAATCAAGTACACCAGCCATAGACAGGGCAGAAGCAACATCTGAAGAACAGATGATGAAGTTACCCTTCCCTCTACGAGTGTCTTGTGCAATTACGTTAGCATCTCTTTCGATGTTGAAGAGAAGACCCTTGAATCTTTCAACAGACCAGCGACCATTTGAATCTACGTCAAGGTCGAAAGTACCAGGCGTTGCAGTAGAAGCAGCACCAGTCTTAGCGACTTTGTAGATTGTACGGATCACTTCACGGTTGATTTCAGCAAGGATTTCCTGAGACAGAATGTTTGACAACTCTGACTCAGCGTCCAGACCGTGAACTGCCTTGAGGTCTTGCGCCAATTCGACAGTGTATTCTGCCTTCAGAGCACGAGACTTAGCAGTTACAGTGGTCTTCTCGATTGAGAATGCCATCTGGTTCAGTGTAGTACCACCCGAATCACCGAATACTTCAGCGGCGTCACGAGTTACACCAGTACCCGTGGTGTAAGACCATCAACGGGGTTAGAACCAGCGTGAGTACCAGTACCAGAGAAGTCTGTGTCAGCTTCGTTGAACAGAGCTTCATCACCAGTCTGTGAATCATAATGCGACTTCATCGCAAAGATCAGACCAGTAGGGCCAGTCATAGGTTGAACACCAGCAACGTCATATGCCATCAGGTTAGGCAACGCACGGCGAACGAGAGAGATCAGGATCGGATCGTAGGTATCGATCTCACCAGACATGTTGTTAGCGTGTACCGCTTCAGAGAAAACGGCTTTCTCTTCACGGAGAGCCTTTTCTTGGTTCTCCAGAATTACAGAAGTTACTGCCTTACGATAAGGGTCAGTAATCTCTTGCAGATCGGGATGATCCAGAACAGGACTCCACTTTTTTTGGATTTCTTCGGAAAGATACATTGTAGTCTCCTTGATTTTGGTTTTTGTTTTTACCTAAGTTTATTTATAAAAGTTTTACTTTTTGATTTGTTTTGAAATAGCCTGAGCATACTTATTGATAGATGAACTTTCCTCAAGGAAACTAGAGTCAACTGTATCAGTCAACTTTTCATCTTCAGTTTCAACACTTTGTTTGGGGAAATAGTTTTCCTTAACAACGGAAACCTTTTCAGCGAACAACTCTGAACTACCGAAGTCTACATCAACAAGAAGTGAAGACAGTTTTTCTGATTCTGTCATTGTCAAATCTTCTGAGGCCTCAGCGATGATTTTCTCACGCATCATTGTCTCTTTCTCAGAAGAAAGGGCAACTTCACGCTCGATACTCTCGTTGAGTTTTGACTTTAGTTCTTCGATTTCGCTTTCCATTTCACCAAGTACATCGTACTTTTCTTCGGGCACTTCAATGTAGTGTTCGGTGAAAACAGTTTTCAGAGACTTGATAAAGTCTTCTGTAATTTCTGTGCGGAGACCACGCTCAATGGCGAGCTCGTTCTCTTTCATCCAGTTCTCAGCAACATAGTTGAGGTAAGAATCAATTTTCTCAACCATTTCTTCTTTGAACTGTTCTTTCTCGGCAGCAAATTCTTCAGCAAGTTCTGCCTGAATTGATTCGATCTCATTGGCAAGGCGAGCAGTAACAACTGTCTCGAAAAGATCAGCAGCCTTAACCTTGAAGTCTTCTGAAAGATGTTCTTCGTCAGCAAACAGATTCATGATGTCGCCTTCAAAAAGATTTTCGGAATCGTCTTCTTCTTCTTCGATTTCCTCTTCTTCTGCAACAACTTCTGTTTCTTCCTCTTCAGAATCAACTTCTTCTTCTGAAATTACTTCGTCTTCCTCAGACTCTTCTACTTCTTCTCTTGCAACGTTGCCCTTAGATGAAGCCTGTGCAACTACTTTGCGGGGGTCTTCTTCATCTTCAAAGTTGGGGGCATCGCCTGCACCTTGGTTTGTAAGCTCACCAGACTGACTCATCTTGTCAGCAGCAGCCTTACCTACAGAAGATGTCAAACCACCATGCTTGTCACCTGTACCAGAAAGGTCTTGCATTTCTGGTGAAGGGTTAGAACTGCCTTGTGTAGGATTCTTGGAATCACCAGGCGTTGCATTGGGCTTCAGATTTTCCGCCGCAGCCTTCTCTTCCAGTTCATTGACTTCTTCAGCAAGGTCAAGAGCTTCTTCAATCTCTTTGCCTTTCTTGAGAAAGTCTCTGATTTTACTTTCTACGCTCATGATTTTCACCTTTGAGATTTTGCGTTACTGATAATTATTTATACAAAATTATATTTTAGATAGACGATCTAGGAATGAACTAAACACTGCAAGTTTCTGTTCCTCCAGTTCACGAGAACTAGACTTTTTAATAACAGATTGTGCAATGTCCATTTCTCTTTCAGTCCATACACCGTTTATCATCATCCATTCTTTGTTCTCCATAATACCTCTAACAAAGGCATCTGGAGCAGAAGGGTCTGCCACGATATCAGCAGCAGTCGAAAGAACAAAATCATCTTGTACTTCGTTGATGCCGTTCTTCTCTTTAAGTGAACCAAGACCTCTTGAACTCACTCCGAGTTGTGCGCCTTCATCCATTAAATTCTTAACGATATTCCCCATAGGAGTGTCTAGGATTTTTGCCTTGCCAATCCAGTTATCGCCATCTTCTTTCAAAGAAGTAATCATATGAGATACACGATCTAGATTCAGAGTCGGGCCTTCTGGATGACCCAGTTCACCCATCGCTCTCTTCTTGTCGATCTGTTCGGTTCGGTATCTATCTACTTCTTTACGCATAATCTCCTTGGGATAAGAACGATTATTGCGATTGGTGATATTAGATTGCAAGAAAACACCTTCAATGTAAAGGTTTCTCTTACCATTTTTTTCTTCTGAGATATATTGAATATCTTCAGTAACTTCCGTAATTAGTTTCATTAGCCTAGGTCTCCTTGATCTTGATGTTGCTGCGGGCCAAAACCAGAAACCTTTGACAACTCCAACCAAAGAACTGCATCACCGTTTGAAATTGCTACGTCAATGTCTTGATCATTTTCTGTGTTCTCTACCCAACCATACCAATCGGTGAAACCAGTGCCGTGGACATGCATGATATCAACACTGTTACGAGAGATAGTTACTGAGGCGTTTTTGTCACAGTTCCAATGTACTCTTGTGATATTAACTTCTGGAGAAGTGGCGGTCTCGGTGGATTTTTTAATATCTACGTCAAGATCAATAGAACCACTATCCCCACCAGTACCAGAACAACGAACAACGGCCTGTACTTGGGTCAGTTTTAAATTGGATTTAGCGAATGCCATCTATCGTCTCCGTTACTTTTTCTTGTGGTTACCGTGAGATGATTCTTCAATCACCTCAAGAGCATATGTTTCGCAGTGCTCAATACCATGTTCAAACATGACTTTGTACCACCAAACGTTTCCGTTAGCATCTGGTTCCGCATGTTCACCCATAATTGGTTTTCCTTCACCAAACTTGGGATGTACCACCTTTGTAGCACACATGTGAGTCAGTTTAGGTTCTTCGGAACCACCCTGTTTGGGTGGAGTCTTATCCCCTTCGATGCCATCTTCAGCAGGATGGTTTGCAATAGGTTCTTCTTTTGAAACCTTCTCTACGGGTTTAGCTTCTTCACGGAAATCTCTAAACGTCTTCATCTGACTCTTCCTCTGATTCTTCTGGGGTTGCTTCCAAACCCATCTTCTGCATTTCTGGATCATTAAAAATAGCAGGAGCAATTTCGGATTTTCTTACCGCAAGCATGTCATCAGCACGTTTGTTCATCATTGCAAAAAAATCATCATTA